GTGTGGGTGGTGCAGTGACTGGTAAAGGTGCCGATGTCCTGATTATTGACGACCCTCACTCAGAACAAGACGCACAGCAGGGTCAATTCAACCCTGAAGTTTATGATCGCGTCTATGAATGGTACACATCTGGTCCTCGTCAGCGTTTGCAGCCCGGAGGGGCTATCATTATCGTTATGACGCGCTGGTCAAAGCGTGACCTGACTGGTCAGATTATAAAACGTTTCGCTGAAAACCAGAAAACAGACGAATGGCGGGTGATTGAGTTCCCTGCAATTATGCCATCTGGGAAACCTTTGTGGCCTGAGTTCTGGAAATTAGACGAATTAGAAGCGATTAAAGAAGAAATTCCTATATCGAAATGGAATGCGCAGTATCAACAGAACCCAACCTCTGAAGAGGGAGCGCTCCTCAAGCGTGAGTGGTGGCAAGAATGGGATGAGCCAGATCCACCTTTCTGTCAGGCAATATTGCAGTCTTGGGACACGGCATTCCTAAAAACACAGCGGTCAGACTACAGTGCCTGTACAACATGGGGTGTATTCTACCACAAAGATATCAATAACGGCAAAACTCCGTGCCTTATTCTGCTTGATGCGTACAAGGAAAAGCTAGAGTTTCCAGAGCTAAAGCAAGCGGCCTACGATAAATACTGGGAATACGAACCAGATCAATTGATCGTGGAGAAGAAAGCGTCAGGTGCCCCCCTTATCTTTGAGCTTAGGGCAATGGGGCTACCAGTTACCGAGTTCACTCCGTCTCGTGGACAGGATAAAATTGCAAGGGTCAACGCAATAACTGATTTCTTTGCGAGCGGTTTGGTCTTTTACCCGCCGACTAAGTGGGCTGAAGATGTTATTGAAGAGTGTGCATCATTCCCTTCTGGGGATCATGATGATTACGTTGACTCTGTGTCCCAAGCTCTTATAAGGTTTAGACAGGGGGGATGGATACGCTCAACAAGCGATGACTATGACGACGAGCGTACCTACAGAAGACCAGTGGAATATTATTAAATGTTCTGATATAGTTCAATTGAACTTTGTGGAAAAGAGACATGGCGATTACAAAACCAATGGAACCGTTTGATCCTGAAGAGAATCAAATCGATGATGAATCTGAAGAGATCGAAGTGCAAATTGTAAACCCAGATTCTGTTGCAATTGAAACAGAAGATGGTGGTATCATTGTCGATTTCACTGGGGACATTGATGAAGAGCTTTTCGGCCCAGATCACGAGAGCAACCTTGTTGAGTTCATGGACGATCAAGATCTTCGCAGCCTCGCGTCTGAGCTTGTAAAGGATTTTGAGTCCGACAAAGAGTCCCGCAAAGAATGGGCACGAGCATACGTCAAGGGCTTGGACCTTCTAGGATTGAAGATTGAAGAACGTCAACAGCCTTGGGCTGGGGCTTCGGGCGTATTCCACCCACTACTCACGGAATCAGTTGTACGCTTTCAGGCTCAGGCCATGGGGGAGCTTTTCCCCGCCTCTGGCCCAGTTCGCACAAAGATTGTTGGCAAGCTGACAACAGAAAAGTATCAGCAAGCTGAGCGTGTCCAGAACGAGCTTAACTATATGCTGACAGAGGAGATGACAGAGTACCGCGAAGAGATGGAGCAAATGATGTTCAAGCTCCCGTTGGCTGGCTCTGCATTCAAGAAAGTTTATTACGATCCGATCTACGAGCGCCCAGCGGCGATGTTCGTACCTGCTGAAGATTTTGTTGTGGCATATGGTGCTGCCGACCTTGAGACATGTGAGCGTTATACTCACGTCATGAAGAAGACGAGCAACGAGATCCGTGAACTGCAAGTCAATGGGTTTTATGCTGATGTTGAGCTTCCAGACCCATCACCAGACATGTCGGATATTCAAGAGAAGTATGATGAGCTTGATGGTGATTCGGCAGTACTTGAAGATGATGACCGCCACACAATTCTAGAGGTTCATGCTGATCTAGACTTAGGTGGCGACTTCTCAGATGAGAATGGATTGGCTCTTCCTTACGTCATCACAATTGATAAGTCATCACGGACGATCTTGTCGATCAGAAGGAATTGGTATGAAGATGACCAAAAGAAAAGAAAGAGACTCCACTTCGTCCACTACAGATACCTACCCGGACTTGGGTTTTACGGCACTGGTCTTATCCATCTTATCGGTGGCCTTGCGAAATCCGCTACATCCATACTTCGTCAGCTTGTTGACGCTGGTACGCTATCGAATTTACCTGCTGGTCTTAAAGCTCGCGGGATGCGTATCAAGGGCGATGATACACCTCTTATGCCGGGTGAATTTAGGGATGTGGACGTACCGGGCGGTGCTATCCGTGACTCAATTACGTTTATCCCTTATAAAGAGCCTTCAAGCGTACTCTATCAGTTACTCGGAAACATTGTTGAAGAGGGACGACGCATTGGCTCAGTTGCTGACATCCAAGTAGGCGACATGAATGCACAGGCTCCAGTGGGCACAACACTGGCCCTTATGGAACGATCCATGAAGGTTATGTCTGGCGTTCAGTCTCGAATGCATGCAGCGATGAAGCGAGAGCTTCGTTTGTTGGCAAAGGTCATCCATGACTATATGCCAGCAGAATATTCATATGAAATGGACGGTGAGTTTAACCGTACCGAAGATTTTGACGGTAGGATCGATGTAATCCCAGTCTCCGATCCTAATGCTGCGACGATGTCTCAGCGCATAATGCAGTATCAGGCAGCATTGCAACTTGCTCAACAGGCTCCCCAGTTGTACGACATGGGCAAATTGCACCGTCAAATGTTAGAAGTTCTTGGCATTCAGGATGCAGATGACATCATCAAGCTTCCTGATGAGATCAAACCAAAAGATCCAGTTACCGAGAACATGGCAATCCTGAAGCAAGAGCCAGTCAAGGCGTTTGCATACCAAGATCATCAGGCGCATATTCAAACTCACATGAACGCCATGAACGATCCAAAGATTCAGGAGATGGTTGGACAGTCTCCATTCGCTGGCGCTATCCAAGCAGCAATGGCCGCTCACATCACAGAGCATATTGCAATGGAGTATCGCGTCTTGATCCAGAAAAAGCTTGGCGTGGAGCTTCCAGACCCAGAATCACCGCTTCCAGAGGACGTGGAGTACGAGCTATCGAAGCTTGTGGCCGAGGCATCTCAGAAGCTGCTGCAGCAGTCTCAGTCAGAGGCACAGCAAGCAGAAGCACAAGCACAAGCACAAGATCCTCTCACTCAGATTCAACAGCGCGAGCTTTCGATCAAAGAGAAAGAGTTGCAGCATAAGATTGATATGGATCGTGCTAAGTTGGAGCTTGATCAAGCCAAGTCTGCTGCAAACATTGAACTGCAAGAGAAGCGCATTTCGTCTGAAGACAAACGCGCTGGCGCTCAAATCGGTGCGCGTCTGGCTACTGAGCTTGATAATGCACAGCGGCAAGATAAGATTGCTGGTGCAAGACTTGGACTTGATATTGCCAAGGAACTTAACCTTGATGAGCGCGAGCTAAATAAGGCGATAAGAAATAATGATTGAAGGTGGTAATGTATTCCTAATCATTGAGAAAAGGATATCGGAATACAAAAGTTCAATTGAACAACATCTGGCCACTGGCGGGGCGGCAACCCAAGATAAATACTGGGTTGCTGTTGGAAATTATGAAGCTTACAACAATATCTTGGAAGATTTAAAAGAATTAGAGAAAAGATATATTGAAAGCTAGAACTTTTTCTACTAAAGTTACCTTATTCGCGGATGGTCCGCGCAAGGCAACGGTGAGCCGTTAATTCACTGCAAAGGTAAACTATGTACGCTACTGTAAAAGTTGACGAAGCTAGTTATGTAGATGAGAAAACTCAAGCTAAGCTTCCTGAACCAACAGGATATAGAATCCTAATTGCTTTACCCGAAATAGATGAACGGACAGAGGGCGGCGTAATTATGCCAGATTCCCTGAAATCTATGGAAGAAACTGCTTCTATCCTTGGATTTGTACTTAAAGTTGGCCCCACCGCATATCAAGACCAAGATCGTTTTGCTGAAGGGCCGTGGTGCAAAGAGG